TGCGACAGGGATGACCGGCGCTTCGTGGATTAGCATCCATTGCGAATCTGCAACTAAGGTCTATGTTGGCGGCGCGACCGTGGACGATGTCAATGGCTTTGAGATTCACCAGAACAGCACGGTGACGCTCTGGCTACCAGAGGGAATCAAGATGTACGCCGTGGTAAAGACCGGCTCTGTAGACTTGTCAACCATTCATTCAGGAGGCGCATAAATGTCGTACGCAACACTGGCGCAGTTCAAGGCTGCGGTTGGCATTACCGACTCGACCGATGACGCTGCGCTCCAGAATGTGCTGGACGCAACCGACACGCTGATCGATCTCTACTGCGACCGAAAGACAGGATTCGGCACCGCGACCGAGACGCGCTACTACACCGCTGAAGCCTATGACTATGTGCTGACCGATGATCTCGTGAGCGTCACGACGCTGACCACCGACGATCTTGAGAACGGCACCTACTCAACGACTTGGACTGCCAACACAGACTTCCAGCTCACGCCAAAGAACTACGCACTGGACGGCTTGCCATACACCGGCATCAGCCGCAGCAACGCCTTCACGAAGAACTTCCCCAAGGGCATCTTCCTTGGCGTAAAGGTGGTCGGCGTGTTCGGCTTCCCTGCTCTCCCAGCCGCTGTCACGCAGGCTGCAATCATCCAGGCAGGCGCTGTGTGGAACAGCCGCACCGCACCGTTCGGCGTGATCGGATCTGCTGACCTTGGCGGCATCCTGCGGATGAGCCGCGCCCTGCACCCAGAGGCCGCACTGATCCTTGAGCCGTACCGCAATCGCGGTGGATTGGCGGTATGACCGACCTGACGATCCTTGACGCAATCGCCACGCGAGTAGAGGCTGCGACAGACCCTGCTGGGTACACGCTCCGCAAGTGCTACGCCACTCCGCCGGAGTCACTCCCAATCACACCGTGCGCGGTCCTCTTCCCAGGTGGCGACCAGATCAGCATCGGCAACGGCAACCGCACCACGGTGCTCACGGTCAACATCGTCATCTACCTGCTACCGATCCCACGGATGGATGAGAAGTACCGTGACCTCTACACTTGGCGTGCGTGGCTACGCACCGTGTTCGATGGGGCTGTGACGATTAGTGGAAACGCCGCGCAGGTGACAGTCACCGGTACTACACTCGGCACAGATACTTACGCCGATCAGGATTACCTGACGGTTCAGGCAGCTGCGGAAGTCACGGTGCTAGACACCGTGGCGTTCACCGCCTAGAGCAAGGAGAACTTAGATGGCAACCTTCGGCGCAAAGGCTCTGACGCGTATCGCTACTGCGTCGCAGGCCGCTTTCGGAACCGCAGCTTCAATCGGCACCGCCACTGGCGAGATCCTCTTCAACGAAACGATCGGCTCGCTCGACTTGGGCGTGACCGTTGATCTTGGCGAGACCGTATCCGTTGGTAAGCGAACCGCCATTCAGGCGAGCCAGCCAACCATTACCGGCAAGGCTCCAATCCTGACCATCGCCGAGGCTCCTGCTTCAATGCGAACTCTGCCATTGATGTTCGATGCGATTGGCGCAACCACCACTGGCGCTGGACCTTACACCTGGACTTGGTCGCCAACACAGGGCGATGTTGACACGCTCGTCTTCTACTCCTTCCTTGTTGAGGATGGCGTGCAGAAGTATCTCGTGCGTGACGCTGCTCCAACCGAGATCACGCTGTCAACAGACGCTAACGGTCTGCTCCAGGCTGGTGCAACATTCGCTGCCACGACGGCTGCGACTTCAGCGCTTGCCTTCCCTACGGCGATTCCTGCCAACCCATTCTTGGCTGGTCGCTTGATGAAGCTCAGCACCGACACGAACTTCCCTGACAAGAGCGGCACAGGGGCAACCGCCTACGCTTCGATCTATAACTTCAGCCTGTCAATCACGACAGGTGTGGGGATGGTCACGGCGCTTGATGGCAGCCTGACGGCCGCTACCGCTGCGCTCACTGGCGTGCTTGATGCAACGCTGACCTTCACGGTTGCGAGCAACGCAGCCGCTGGAACGACCTTCCCAATCGCCGACATTGCCACCCAGAAGTACCTGCGCCTATTCGGCACAACGACCGATAACTACGGCGTGTGGGTCCTTGGCTCGTGGGAGATCGAGAACATCGTTCCTCTCTCAGCCGATAACGAAGGCGTGGTCGTGAACGAAGTGACCTGCCGACTGGCATACGATGTGACCTCAGGCAAGTCGCTTGAGATCATCATTGACTCGCCACTGGCGACAGCGCCATAAAGAGCAGCGCCTAAGGCGCTAGTAGGAGGATCAATATGGACACGGTAAAGATCGAACTAGACGGCGCGTTTGCCGGTTGGATCATTGAGCTGCGACGCAATGTAAGCGCTCGCATCCTGATCGACCTACAGGGCGACACGGCCGTCCAGTTCGCAGCCTTCGCTAAGTTGGTTGTGAGCCACAACTTCAAGGACATTGAGGGCAACGCCACCGATGACATCCTTGACGCTCCAGTCTCTGCCATTACGGCATCGATGGAGAAGTGGGCAACCGCAATCTCAGCACTCCCAAACGCGTAAGGCTGGAAGCCAAGCGGCTGTCCATCGGACAGTCAGTCGTGGTGACCAGCCCAGAGATCATCGCGCATACACTCGGCACCGCCTACGGCGTGCCACCTTGGGAGATACTGAACACCGCAACGGCTGAAGACCTAATGACCTATTGGGGTCTGTATTGCGAGATTCAACCAAGGAGCAAGTAAGTGGCTAAGGCTGCCGTAGAGATCGAACTCCAGGGCAATGTCCGCGCTGAGGCTGAAGCGCTCCAGAAGGCATTCCTCAACTCTCTCGGTTGGAAGGGTGTTCGCAAGCTAGAGCAGTTCGCCACCGTGAACGCAGCTCGCGCCCTTGCTAAGCCGGTACGAGAGAAGGCTCCACGAGATCTCGGCGGACTTGCCAAGAGCGTGCGCGGCCGCCGCTCGCGCATCACTCGACCAGGCGCAATCGTCGGTCCTGTCGCTGGGAAGAAGTACGCCTGGTACGCGTGGTTCGTCGTCAAGGGAACCAAGCCACACACCATTCCTAAGGTGACTGCCGCCAACCTGTTCTCTGATCGCAAGTTCATTGAGCATCCAGGAACTCGTGGCAACAACTTCGTGATTGAGGCAGTAGAGGCTAATATCCAACTAGCCAAGGATGCGATGTCTAAGACCATCGTTCTCTTGCTCAACGATGAGGCGATGCGCGCCAAGGTACTCGGTCTAGAGATTGAGTATGCCAACGGCACGGCGACTAAGTTCCAACAGGAGCAGTCGCTCCGCCAGTGGAACAAGCCGGACTTTGTCGGTCCACTCACCCCTCTCCAGGCTGAAGGCAAGCGCCGCCGAGAAGCAAGCGACAAGGTCAAGGCAATCGCCACCTCAGCACGAGCCAATCGACTCAGGGCAGATGCAGCGGTCTTTGGCATCTCGCCAAATATGTCCAACCTGCGAGCAGGGTAGGAGTAAGCAATGGCTAATGTCACAGTCAACGCAACGATTAGCGCTCGTGATGCCGCTTCTAAAAACATCAAGACCGTCAACAAGGCGCTCGGTACGCTTGGCAATACGGCGAGCCAGATTGGCTCAGACTTCAAGAAGGTTGCACTTGGCATTGCTGGTGTAGCAGCAGGCGTTGGCGCGTTCACCGTCTCGGCAATCAAGGGCGCAGCAGCGGACGAAGCTGCAACTGCAAAGCTGACCGCAGCCCTAAAGGCGCGTAAGCTCGCCACCGATAGCGTGCTCGCTGCGGTAGATCGACAAATCATTGCTGGTCAGAAACTCGCCTTCACCGACGATGAGGTGCGCGCATCGATTGAGGCAAGCACGCGATTCACCAAGAACTATTCGCAGGCGACAAAGATCCAGAATGTCGCAATGGAGTTGGCGCGCGCCACCGGTATGGACCTTGCTACAGCAACACTGCAAGTTGGTAAAGCATTCCAAGGCAACGGAAGCAAGCTACTGAAGACGCTCGGTATCAACGCCAAGACGATCAGCGGCCAGAAGGCGCTCAACGCAATCCTTGCCAAGACGAAGGGCAGCGCGGCCGCCTATGCCGACACCCTAGAGGGATCGTTCAGCGTCGTATCCATCCAAGCAGGAGAACTCAAAGAGCAGTTTGGCGCAGCGTTCCTGCCAGCAGTCACAAGATTGTTCAAGGGGCTGGCTCCGTATATGGACAAGTTTGCCAATACGATCAAGGCGTACACGCCACAGATCCAGAAGTTTGCTGATCTGCTAGTGACCAAGATCTTGGAGAAGCTGCCGAAACTGTTTGAGGATTTCAAGCGGCTAGTGCCTCAAGGACTCAAGTCACTTGAAGGCTTCATCGATAAGATCGCCGGCATCGGCAAGGGCGCTGACGATCTGCTCGGACCAGGCGGATCAATCACGCTGCTGGTCACCGGTATCGGCGCAGCCTTTGGTGGACTCAAGGGTGCCATCACGGCTAACCTTCTCAAGGGTGGCGTTGACCCATTCACCGCACTCATCGTTGCCAACATCGCCGCACAGATTCCAGCAGCACTAGCAAGCGCACTTGTCAGCAGTATTGTGACTAAGGCTGTAGCCGCATTCGGAACATCCGTAGCAGCAGCAAGCGCAGGTGGAGCAGCAGCAAGCGCAGCTGCTGGCGTTGGTGGAACTGCTGCAACTGGTGGCTTGACTGCGCTTCTTGGTGCAGCATTCTTGCCAGTCAGCATTCTTGCGATTAGCGTTGCGGCTGCGGCGGCGCTTACTAACGCAATCACTGAAAAGGGTATGACAGACAAGGTCGGCGGCAATGGTGTGGTAGACATCTTTGGAACTACTGCTGCAACAACTGCTGGCGGAGGCTTTGACCTGGGCGAGTTCTTCAAGTTTGTGACTACTGGTCAGCGAACACCTACTACCCCAGCTGGACCAATGAGCGGAGCCACGACCAACAACATCTTTATCGGCACGAAGAAGGTTGATACCGTTGTGACCGACTCGATCAACCGAACAGGCACCTTCAAGCGCGGCCGCTAAATGGCGAACCCATTCAGCCTCATCGTCGCAGGCGTTGACAGCGGCGCGAACCTTCTTGACCTTCCAGCGCCGAGCGCTACGACTACGCCCTATGTCGATCTTGGCAGTCTCTCGCTGACGCTCTCAGGCGACGGCAACGGTGGATCAATGACCTTTGATGTGATTGAGACTAAGACCCCAGTCGCAGGACCGTGGTGGCGCTCTGGTGCCGTCTACGACAATGCGCGCGTCCAGTTCTTTGATAGCCGCTATAGCGCGACCACGCCGCTCTTCCTTGGCTACATCACCAGCATTGATGCTCGGATGCTGGAGAACGGCCTTGGCTCGCGCGCAACGGTGACCGTTGAGGATGCAGACGGCTGGCTCGGTAAGACCATCATTCGCAACGGCACGACAGGCATCCGCGCCACCTCATTCGTGGACTCGTTCACGCAGGGTGGCACAACATCAACTGACCGAGACCACATCAACGCACTATTGGCGAAGGTGAATACGCAAGTCAACGATGCAACAACGCGCCAAATCTTGAACACCGCCGTCATTAGCGGTTCTACACGCGCCGTGTTTAGCGGTTCAGCTCAGACCATCGGCAAGCAGACCTTCAAGGCGACCACGCTTCAGAGCGCGCTGGACCAGATTGCTGAGGCGGCTGGTGGTATTGCGGATGTGCAGTATCGCTACTGGATTGATGGCGATGGTCGACTCAACTACGGCCCTAAGACCACCGCTCCAACCTACGCC